TTTCGCTCAAACCCTCGTTTGCGCGAACGCCTTTTTTGGAGCAAAAATCATGGCCGAACTTAACCCGCCTTTGGGAACGACGACGCCTGAAATCTTCCTGGATAACGTCAAGCGCGCTGACGAACTGGTGAACGGTCCGGCCGGAACGGTTGACGATCGCGCAGGTGAACCGCTGGATACGTGGCGCCAGATGATGTCGAAAAATGATGAGGTCCGGCAGAACATCATTCCGCTGAGTAAGCAGTACATGACGCTTGCGGCAGCCCAGGCTGATATCGCCAACATCCCGGAAGGCAGCACGACTTATGTGCGAAGTCCTGATGATGCTTATCTGGCTATTGAGTATATGAATGTCGGCGGTACGCTGGTTGCAACGGGTCGTAAAATGCCATCAGCGATGCCAACGGGATATCAGTCTGCTACCGCGGTTAGCAGCAGCGCGGCTAATACTATCGCTATCACCATTCCTGGACTGTTGATTGAAGGTAGCCTGGTCTATTTTCTTTCCCCAATTCTAAACACTGCTGCGGTCAATGTGACCGTTACAGATACGAAGGGAAACAGCGTCACGCGCGCAATACAGAAGCAAAACAACGGGACGTTAACCGGAGGTGAATTACTTCTGGGCCAGCCCGTTTTGATGCAATTCAGAACCGGGACTGCTAATAATTTTGTTATGGTGGCATCCGGCCCGGTAGCGGCCGAGTTGGCTGGCAGAATTTCAGCACTGGAATTAAACAGCATCGCGTTACTTTCGGGAGTTGTTAATAATGCCGACGCATATTCCGGCACCGCATCTACAATCCCTGGTATTGTTGCTTCTGATCGTGTGTTCCTCTTTACTCCGAACGCTACTAACACGACCAGAACGCCAACGCTTTCAGTCAATGGCGGTACCGCTCGTCAGATAAAGCAGAATAACGGTTCGAACGTCGCGGCTGGTGATTTGGTAGCGGGTTATACATATCTCGTTAAATTCAATTTCGCATCAGCAGATTTTCGGCTGCTGACCTACCCAGGGGACAGGGCCCGTATTCTCAACGCCTATGTCAAAGGAACGGTCACGAGCGACGCTACGAGCCCGAACGCCATTTCTCTTACTATCCCCGGTCTGCTGGGTGACGGTACTCAGATTACGTTTGAACCTGTGGTGGCGAACACCGGTGCAACAACGCTGGTTATTACAGACCTCTACGGGAACTCAGTCACACGTAGTTTGTTTAAAGGAGCCAATACCGCACTAACTGGCGGAGAGTTGCGGGCAGCTATGCCTGTTACCGTGCAATACCGAGGCTCACCACAGAATAACTTTAAATTGCTGTATGCCGGGGACCCGACTACCGACATTCTGAATCTCATAAGCGATGTCACCACTCTGCAGGGTGCAATCACTGACCCCTACGTTAAACTGAGCAAAAAGCTTATCGGTGACGGAACTCAGGCCAATACCTCGCCATTCGGTAAAATTTCGTTCAGCAATGGCGTCAGAACTGTAACCAAGAAGCGCATAATTATAACCACGCCCGGCTCCTCCATAGGCCTGGGGGCTGGGTCCACTGGCGGAGGTGTGGTGGGCGCGCCGTTCTCTCCTAGCGCATTGTTTATTGAAGCGATGAAAGAGCACCTTTCTGGCTATGGCGAATTTGAGTTTATCGACGACAACCAGAGTATCGGTGGCCAGGCGATACACCAGTTTGCCGCGCAACTACAAAACTCGCCCTATTTTACAAGCAGTGACCCCGACGACTGGCCGGATATCGTGCTGATTGTCGGCGGGATGAATGATGCCACACCGACCGGGAACTTTAACCGGGGCAGGACATACCCACTGCAGCAGGCAGTGCTGGAAAATCTGATTGACCAGTGCACGGCAAAGGGCGCTGTGGTTATTGTCTGCACCACGCCGCACCACAATGTTGAGTCCGCCACCGTCAAAAACATCACGCTGGGTGATCTGAATGTCCTCTGGCCGGTCAGAACTTTCAACGTCCCTACGGGTTTTACATTTGATTCAGCGAACAAAACTATCAACAGCACGGCGTTTGCCTATGACACGGGAAACGCAGCGACCAGCTGGGGCGGGCAAATCCTTAGACCTGGGCACATTCTTCGGGTTGGCGGGGTGAATGCCGGTGATTACACCATCAGTGCAATATCCGAAGACCGTCAAACCATCACCGTTGCAGAAAATATTCCGGTTTCTGGCCTGATTAATACCACCATTCAGCACATCAACCTCGACAGCATTATCGAAGAGGTACTCGATCCACCGCCGTCAAAATCGTTTGTGGAGGCAAACTGGTCGGGGAGCGGCGTTAAAGTTGTTGGGGATGCGCGTTTCGGCCTCTACAACAGCATGGTGCGTGCAGTGGCGCGTGGGAAATCAGCGTTTGTACTGGAGGCTGAAATCCCCTCGTTCAGGCTGGGTGTTGAGGTACACGGATGGTCGGCACTGTTTGACTCTCCCAATTACAACCATCCGAATGACCTCGGCTATACCGTCAGCTACAAGGCTGGCGCAGATGCTGCGGCATTCAGTCTGTGCAAGCTGATTTATGGCGAAAAATATTATTTACCTTCGTGAGGAATTGTTATGGCTTTCAAGTTATCAGCAACAAAAACAGTCCAGATTTATTATCTGGGTGGGTATCTGTGCGATAAAGAGATAGACATTGACCTGATTTATGCTGTTGAAAGCGTCAGGCAAGATGATGCGGGACAGGTAATGGCTTCATTATCAGTACGATATGATGATGGAGCGAAGGTCAACGCTGGTGATTATCCTATTACTTTAGATGTTTCCTCTTCAAAGTCGTGGGCAGAACAAGCGGAAGCGCAGCTTATGACTATGGAGGATTTTTCACAATAAATTATTTCACTGCACAGATTTAATTGATGAGAGCGGCTGTCCAGATGACTGACAGCCGCAAATCTATTCATCTTAAATAATATGAAGATATATCCTTTTACGGTTAAATTAAATTCCCAGCCAAGAGTTAACGATGACGGAGTCTGGTACGCCGCCGCCATACTGGGTATTGATGTTGTTCAGTTCGGCTGTAACTGCCTCCTTTACTGCAGCATCAGTTCCCTCTGACTCAACCGCCAGTGTTCCAGAATAAATTACCTGTCCATTTTTAGTTGCCTGATAATCGGCAATATAGCCAGCCATACGCCCCCCTTAAATAGTTTTACCTTTCAACTGATAGTAGTTTTTGTAACAGGTGTAAATAGTTGCCATTTCAGTATTCGTAATTGACCTAGACACAATCAGACACGCCCGCATAAAGATAGTCGCTGTCGTGGCCCCTTCAACCGAACCGCCCAGCAGAATGTTTGACGAAGGTACAGCATAAGGAGCCGTCGCTGCGGTGCCGGTTGCTGACTGTGATGTGCGTGGCAGATCAAGCTTAGTCAGCATTGATCCGCTACCGTTGTCTCGCACAAACCGACTGACAGCCATTTCACCATCGACCGCTGCACTGGACGGAACAATAATTGCCTGCTGCGCCGCTCCGGAAGCCGTCAGCCATTTTGCCTGCCATCCTGTAGCTGTAGTCTGTGTGGCACGCGAGCGCTGAGGGGCATTCATTTGTGCGCGTCCCACAACCGCACCAATTACCCCTGGATGGACGGCTATTGTCACCATAGTCAGGTCACTAGCGTTGTAGGATGAAATATCAATGTTGGAATCCAGGTGGTTAGCCTCAGTGAGGCTGACTCCGTAATCACCCAGAGCAGGAGAGCCAACAACGGACATAGCAGCCCCAACCCGGTTTCTGGTTAATGAGGCGGGATCATTCACATCGAAATCCGCCTGCAAAATAATTCCCGGGATCAGTGCTGGTAGTTGCGTGATGTCGTTCGGAAACGGGTATTTCTTCAGATAGCGGGTCGCAATAATTCCGTTGTTTTGATAAACCAGTGTGCTCATATTTAATGGTCCTAAAGCTGAATTGAGAAAACGCAGAGGTCGTTATAGAGAGGCAGGCCGGACAGCGAATTACCAGCCTGCGAGTCACGAATACATCCCCGCGAACCGGTCACAGGCCCGGGGTTTTGTCCTGCAACCCCCTGACTTGCATAAGATATCGCTGTCGCCGCCGTCGAGTCGGTCTTGGTGATAACTATTTTGGCTGCTGTTCCGCTGCCGCTAACGGCTACCGAAGAAATAGTGGCCCCGGTCAGGACAAAGCCGTAGTTGCCGGGGTCGGTAACCCTCGCGGTGTCAATCACGAGATCACCTACACAACCCGCCACCGGGATAGTGATCGTGGTTCCGGACTGCATAACATCCGACTCTATCGGCACAAGCGAGGATTTTGTATTGTCATTCAGCCACCCACCAACCACCGCGCCAATTACTTCACCTTCTGTCCGATATCCTGCGCTTGTCAGATGCTCCCCGTCTGAATACGGGCGGGCATATTGTGCGCTGGCGAGATGGATTAACGCATTATCACGGGCCTCCTGGTACTGCGCGATGCCGATATTATTGGTTTTGGTCGTGCCCGCAGTGCCACCATATGGGATCGTGTTGGATAACTGCCCGACAAACATGTGCAGTGACTGCGTTTCGCCTGTTGCGGCATTTATTACAGACTCATACTGAGTGCGCAGATTTTCCATCGCTGTGCGATAACTGGATATCGATGTGCCTGATGCCGCATTCTGGTTTCCGTGGATGAGCACCAGTACCGGGACATACTCCATGCCCAGTTCATCAGCCATCGCAACGGCCGCTTGAATCATTTTGGTGGCGGCGGTAAACGTGGCGGTTCCAACCGAAATCCCCGCAATATCTGTACCCGAACTTGCAGCGGTGGAGGCCAAAACGGTATGCCCTGTCAGCTCATGAATTTTATAGGCTATGCCGCTGGATGGTGACTCCTGGCCGGGACGGGTCCCCACGTTTTCTCGCGCAGGGGTGGCCGATCCCAGCAGGGATTCGTCCAGAGTATCGTATTTGAAATCGACCTTCGGGCCAGTTGAAAAGCTGATCACTCCATAGTCTGCTTCTGAGGCGATAGTGACAGGAGCCTGGCTAATCGTCGATCCCCCTGCTTTAAGAGATTGCCCGGTGCCAATGTAATGAAGCAGGATATTCTTGCTTTCACGCACCCGGTATTTCCCGTTATACGTAGAGCGATTCGTCAGATAGTTGCCGCTAATGTTGGACAGAAAACGAAGAAATTTAGCGAATGCTACAGGAGCAATATTTGAAACTCCGGTGTCGTTTGTTATCTGCGTGACGGCGTCATCCTGCACAGCGATGATATTTCCATCTACCGATGCCACCATCGGTAACGATGAGGCGTCTACCCCGGAGAAATCCGCCGTTGCATCTTCTATAGAGCCGTCTGGATATTCAACTTTGTAAATTTTCCCTTCAGCATCCATCCATGCTCTTTTGTCCCCGGCAAAAAAGGCCTCGTTACTAACCCACACCTTTACATCACCGAATGTCACAACGCCTGATGCGGAAAGGCTAAATATTGGAGTGTTTGCCCCCCTGAGTTGACAGACAACACCACCGCTATCGTCAGTCACTAATTCAATTTTGTCGCCAAGCAGTAACGCCGCCAGATTCGTGGTGCCGTCGCTGAGAATTTCATTTGTCGATTTACCTTCTTTATCAACCCATGCCCATGCAGCATCAGGATATCCATCAATGGGAACAGCCGCCCCTGACAGCATTATCTTTGCCACTTCCTGGCTAATTAGCGTCCTGAGCGCATCAACACACTCAGCTGAAATCATCCTGCGACCGGTAGCCTCTAGCGTTCCACCCGCGTTCTTGTATTCAACAGCCAGATAAGCATCATCAGGACTGCGCACATAGGTTGTTGACCCATCCGGGATATTGGCTATATCCGCCTGAGCCGCCTCGAGCGTCATGTACTGCTTACTCAGCGGAATGATGTTTTGCCGGACCTCATCATTTTTCGCCATCATCTGGCGCCAGGTATCGAGCGGTTCCCCGCCGCGATCGTCAACCGTTCCAGCCGGACCGTTCACCAATTCGTCAGCGCGCTTGACGTTATCCAGGAATATTTCAGGCGTCGTCGTTCCCAAAGGCGGGTTAAGTTCGGCCATGTTTTTTGCTCCAAAAAAGGCGTTCGCGCAAACGAGGGTTTGAGCGAAA